ATGTAAACGACAAATTCCAGCGTCTTCCGCGCGCAGAAGGCGGCCTTGGAATGTGTATCAAAATTGGCGGACGCGGTAATTAAAAAGCCGAAAGGAAGCGAAACAGATGGAAACACTAATTGATGTCATGATCTACCTGGTTATTTTCGGCGGGTTCGCTGCGGTTGTTATCGCGCTGGTGTGGGAAATACGAAAAATGGCGCTGAAAATCCGTCACACAGATGTTGCACAGCGTAAGGCGGCAAACCGCAAATACATACGTAGGAGGCTAGGACATGGACCCTCATTGTAGAGGTTGTGCATATCGGCAGGCACTTAACGGAGGAAGTACCAACTGCGGATATGCCGTTATTACCGATCATTTGCGCGGCTGCCCGCCCGGAAGAGGATGCACGCATTACACACGTAGATTGCCTGCCGCCCAATCTCTAAAATGCCGCCATAATAATGCCGTAAGACCGCTAAAAAGGCCACAGCAGAGGATGACAAAAAATGAGCCGTTGTAATCATGATTGCTTTCACTGCCCGTTTCACGATTGTATAGCATCCTCCAGCGACCCAATGACAAAGTGGGAACGTATGGTGCTAAAAGGTTCAATGGGGAAGTGGGAGCGCGATATGTGCGATCGTCTCGTTCTCCGTATGGAAAGAGCCGGGTACAAATGGCCTGAAATTTCGCAGGCTTTGAATATTTCAATGCTGGCTGTGCGAGATTCGGTGAACAGGATAAACAAAGCCGCCAAACGGCAGCAACCCGCTTGACGGCGCAGACAAAAAATAACCAATTAAATTGTAACCCATGACAGGAGGTTTTGTCAAATGAGAAATCAGAAAGCCGTGGATCAGCTGGTTCTGGATTGCGCAGCTAAAGTGCTGCGTATTAACGAAACAACCGATGCGGAAATTGATATCAGTATCCTTGGATACATAGGTGCGCTAAGCTGTGACGGGTACAAGCACGGCTATTACAATTCAAAAATGAAAACAGGCTTTAACGGAAAGGCATACCCGGAAAGAGACTTTGTGCCTATCAGGCATACAGGCGGTCTTATCTATTTTAACAACAGCGTGTTATCCGACGATGCCGAGCCTAAACTTCGCAATTTGCTTAATTCTCTGGATACTCTGGAAAAGGAACTGCTCAGCAAACCGCAGGAGGCAAAAAATGAAAATCACGAATAAGATGAATCTCCCGCAAGCCTTTGTCGAAATGGCACAGAGCAATTACACCCCCACACCGAAGCAATACAGCGCTACGGCTCTCCTGAAAAGCATCCGCGAGGTTATCCTTGAACGCCGCCACGGAAATGAAATCGAACAGGACGTTTCCGATATGATCTGGATGCTGTTTGGCACGGCGGTGCATAGCATCCTAGAGCGGCAAAAAGAGGGAAAGACCGAATTTAAGGAAACCTATGTTGAAATGCCCGTAGGCGATTACAAGGTTTCCGGCCGGTTTGATTCTTATGACGCGGCAACACAGACAATTACGGACTATAAAACCTGTTCCGTCTGGAAGGCCGTCCATAAAGAATTTGATGATTGGAAAAAGCAGCTTCTTATCTATGCCGCAATCATGAACTATACAGGCTTCCCGGTAAAGCATGGACAGATTGTCGCTATGATGAAAGACCACTCGAAATCAAAGGCAAAGTTCGATCCGACCTATCCGCAGCTCCCGGTTCTTCAGATCAGGTTTGACTATTCGAATGCGGATTTTAAACAGATCAACGCTTTCATCCGCGATCGACTAGAACAGATAGCAGCCGCTGAAAAATTGCCGGATGATGAACTTCCTGTTTGCACCCCGGAAGAGCGGTACAACTCTGGAGATAAATTTGCGGTCATGAAGAAAGGCCGGAAGACAGCGCTACGGGTGCTTAGCAGTGAGGAAGAAGCCGAACACTGGATGGCGGACAACGGCGGAGACACAATTCAGTGCCGCCCAGGGGAAGACAAAAAGTGCAAAGATTACTGTGCTGCCTGTAAATTCTGCAATTACTACCGCGAGTACGTCAAGGGGGCGCAGTAATGGATCTGAAATTTCCTCTACTTACAGCAAACGACATTGAAGCCAAAGTCAAAAAGATTACGTCAAAAGGTGCCATAGCTCTGCTATATAAGACTGCGCGAACCGACATGAGCATATTGGATGCTACCGTTGGCTCTATGAACTGGAAATGCTCATATCGTGATGTAAAAGGAAGCCTATACTGCGAAATTTCCATTTATGATAAGGACAAAAAAGAATGGGTATCCAAAGAAGATTGCGGCATTGAAAGTCGGGAAGATGATGAGGGCAACCAGCATAAGGGAGAAGCCTCAGATGCTTTCAAACGGGCAGGCTTCAAATGGGGAATTGGCCGGGAACTTTATACGGCACCGTTCATTTTTATTCGCTGCGCTACGCAGAAGCGACAGAATGGGAAAGGATATGAACTTGCAAACCCATTTACCCGATTCACCGTAAAATCTATCGCTTATGACGGCCTTGGAAGAATCAATGAGCTTTCAATCGTAGACAGCAATGGACAGGAAGCCTACAACATTAAATCTCCCGTTAAGCCTCATATTCCACAATACATTGATACAAATAAACAAACTGCGCTTATGAACGAATTGCACAGAACCGGGCAAGGCTTAGCTCAAATGCTCCATTTCATTGATAAAAAGTTCCCCGACGATTCTCCGAACTCGATCGGGAAAATTACAGAAAAGCAATTTGCCTATATCACAAAAGTTTTTGAAAAGATGCCAGATAAAGCGGTTAAAAATCAGGACGATAAAAAATGATTATTCAGTTTGACAAAGCAAAATGGCAGCAGGATTCAGACGGATTTTGGCTTTCCCTACACGCTAAAATCCCGGCGCTTGCGAAACAGTTTGTTGATGCTATGCAGAGCAAACTTTATGATGCTGATCTTAAAATCCACAGAAATAAGCGCTCTCTGGACGCTAATGCCTATGCGTGGACAATGATGGATAAACTGGCAGAAAAGCTCCGGGTGTCTCCGGAAGAAGTTTATCGGCAGTACATACCGGATGTAGCCGGAAACTCCGTTATCGTTCCGGTTCGGGAAGATATGCTGGAACACTGGAACAGAATCTGGTGTTCCGGTCATATTGGCCGCATGACAGACGATTTAGGAGAGTGCAGGCATACTCCCGGCTATCACAATATCCGCTGCTACTTTGGTTCTTCGGATTATGATTCCGCACAAATGAGCCGGCTAATTGACCTTATTATCGACGATTGCAAGGCGCAGGAAATCCAGACAAAGACACCGGATGAAATCGCAAAGATGGAGGCACTATGGGAAGAAAAATAGAGCTTTGTATTGTTCCACCCGGCGAGTTTTGGACGAATGAACGCCGTCCCGGCCTTGTACGTCATGAAATTTTTTTCGGGCCGTTTCGGCAGAAGTCAATCAAGTATGGCCTCGTTGCTTTTCTTACTCCTGAAATGCACAACATGGGGAACTATGGCGTACATAACTATCATGAAAACGACTTGATTCTGAAACGCGCAGGGCAACGGGCAGCGATGCAAAAGTACGGATGGACTACGGATGAATTTATCAGAAGGTTTGGGAGGAACTACCTTTGAGAAACGTTATTTGCGATTACTGTCGCACTCCTGCCGAATTTATCGACAGTGCCATTATTTATGGCAAGAGCTACGGAATGATTTACTATTGTCCAAATTGTGGCGCTTATGTTGGGTGTCACAAAGGCACAGATATACCACTCGGCAGATTGGCAAACAAAGAACTCCGCGATTGGAAAATGAAAGCGCATGATGCTTTCGACCCGATATGGAAATCGCATAAAATGCGCCGTAAATTAGCGTACAAATGGCTATCAGAGCAGATGGGGATTCCGTGGGAAAAGACTCATATTGGTATGTTTGATGTAGAGCAATGCAAACAGGTTATTCAAATTTGTAACGCCGCTTTGCGGCTGAAAGGATAGGCTATGGAAAATAGAATTTATTATCATGGAGGCCTTAGACTTGGAGATTTTATTAAGGCCGTTTCCTATGGCGAACAAGTTAAAATAATCAGCGGAAGAACAGGTAAATTACTATTACAAAATGCAAAAGCCGACAAAGGAGAATCCTATTGGGGACTGGAATTAATAGGCATTCACTCTGAAATGCAAATGAACCATGAAAAAGATTATGCGCGCCCTATAATCGTTTGCTCCGTCAACGAAGAAGATTTTTACAATTGCAAAAATGGAGCGACTTTTGAAGAAAAAGAAGATGAATTAAATGCTTAACGTTGCTGTTTTAATGGGTCGCCTTGTTGCAGACCCGGAACTTCGCCACACCCCTAACGGCGTATCCGTAACCAGCTTTACGATTGCCGTTGATCGTGATTATTGCCCAAAAGGCGCAGAACGGCAGACTGATTTTATCGACATTGTGGCATGGCGCAGTACGGCGGAATTTGTTTGTAAATACTTCCGCAAAGGTCAGCTTATTGCCGTACAGGGTTCTATCCAGACGCGCACATATACCGACAAAAAAGGCAACAAGCGCAAAGCCTTTGAGATTGTGGCAGATAACGTTCATTTCGCCGAGCCGAAGCGCAGCGAAAATTCCAGCGGAAGCAACAAAAATGCATATCCCGCTAAGGATGAATCGCCGGACATTTTAGCGGATGAACCGTCGGATGTTCCGGCTGGAGATACAGGAGACTTTGAAGAAATCGATCCAGACGAGGATCTTCCGTTTTGAACTGAAAGAAGCGTGAAAGTATGAGAGAAATTCTTTTTAGAGCAATTCGCAAAGGTAAATTCAATGATGGCGTTCATTGGATTTATGGAATCCCTTACACTGACGCAAACGGCAAAGTATTTATGATCTTGAATGAAGATTTATCAGTACCATTTGCAAATGGCTACCCAACACAGATTCTTGCTTCTTCCAGATTTAAAGAAACTCTTAATCTTTCAACGGCTGCATTAATTACTCGGTGAAAGCCATGACCATCATTGACTATATCCCCTATGGGATTGATAACGCTATCAGCCGGAAACAGCTCTGCACAATAACAGGGCTGCCCGACCGGCTCATGCGGCACGAGATTGAAAAGGCGCGAAAAGATTACGTGATACTCAACATTGATGGCTCCGGCTATTTCCGACCGGTAGAAGGCGAGGCATATCTCGTCGAGCGTTGGCTAAAGCAGGAACGCAGCAGAGAAAGGCACGTCAGGGATTCCACCAGAGGCGCCGAGAGAGCGCTTTTAGGCCGTAACCGTGAACTTATACCGGTACACTCTTATGTGCGCCGTAAGAGGCGCGGAGAGGACGAGAAACCGCAGATTGAAGGGCAGACCAGGCTGTGAATGAAATCAAAACGGAACTCTACCATGACAATTTTCAAAATTTCAAAGGCTACAATATCCCGAAAGCCCAACTTGTTATCGCTGATATTCCCTATAACCTAGCAAACAACGCGTATGCTTCAAACCCTGAATGGTACATAGGCGGCGATAACAAAAATGGCGAAGGGGAAAAGGCCGGAAAAGCATTCTTCAACACTGATGGCAGATTCAAAATTCCGGAGTATATGCACTTTTGCAGCAGGCTCCTGAAAAAAGAGCCAAAAGAGAAAGGCAAAGCTCCAGCAATGATTGTTTTCTGTGCATACGGCCAAGACCAGATGCTGATTGACTATGGTAAAAAGTATGGGTTCATGCATTCCTATCCTATATTTTTTATCAAGCACTACAGCGCACAGGCGCTGAAAGCCAGCATGAGAATCGTCGGCGCTACGGAACACGCAATAGTCCTATATCGCGACAAGCTCCCAAAATTCAATAACAGTGGCCGTATGGTTTATGACTGGTTCGAGTGGCAGAAAGATAATCTGCGTCGTTATCCAAAAATCCACCCGACGCAGAAACCGGTAGCGCTGCTAAAAAGGCTGATCGAGATTTTTACCGACCCAGGTGACGTTGTAATTGATCCGTGCGCCGGGAGCGGTACGACACTCCGTGCAGCGTATGAACTCGGCAGAAACGCATACGGCTTTGAGGTTGACAAAAATTTCTATGAGGCGGCGCAGAAAAAGATGCTTGCCCCGGCGCGTGAAGAGCGGAAATTTGAACAAATAAGGTTACCAGTTTGAAGGTGATTAATTGGCAGAACGCAGAATGTTTTCAAAATCCATTATCGACACTGACGCGTTTTTAAGTATGCCACTATCTACCCAGGCGCTTTATTTTCATCTTTGCATGAGGGCAGATGATGACGGGTTCGTCTCAAACCCGCGTAAAATTCAGCGAATGATTTGCTGTACGGATGATGACCTGAAATTGCTAATTGCAAAGCGATATATTTTAGCTTTTGATTCCGGCGTAATCGTGATAAAGCACTGGCGAATTCACAACTATATCCGCAAAGATACCTATCGAAAAACCCTCTATCTTGAAGAAAAATCTACCCTTTTCCAAAAGCCGGATGGGGCGTATACAGACCATCCTTTAATTGCTCCGTCACAAACCCGTGACGAACCCGTGGACGGTTCGTTGACACAGGATAGGATAGGTAAGGATAGGATAGGTAAGGTAAGTAAAGAGAATATAGAGAAAGAAACGCCGGATAAACCGGCTACCGAAACACTTTACAGTCAAGTAAGGAATTCTTTTATTCAAAACTGTCCTTCCCTTCCAAAGCCTAACACTGTTGCTAAATGGACACCAGCCCGTAAAAAGGCCATAAGGGACAAGAAAGTTACAGTTGATGAATTTACCTCAATTTTCAAAAGAATCGAACAGAGTGACTTCCTGACTGGAAGGGCCACTAATTGGCATGGATGCTCTTTTGACTGGATTTTGAAACCTGCAAATTGGCAAAAAATTAGTGAAGGAAATTATGACAATCGGAGTAGGCCAGAGCCACCAGAACATACGCCCACTTTTGACATTGATGAATATGAGCGTTGCAGCCTACATGACACAGAGAAAAGTTGAGGTGATTTTATGAGCGAGATCCTCCATTGGGAAGAACGGACAACCCGGAAGCCGCACCATTGTTTCGGATGTGGAAAAGTTTATCCTGCCAGTTCGCAAATGGTTCATGCCGCTTATGCCGACGGAGGCAGTGTAGATAGATGCTATTGGTGTGGGACTTGCATTGAATATATGCACAGGCATTTTAATACCGGGGATGAAATCGACAAAAATGAAATTTATGACAATGGCCCGGAAGGATGGAACGCTTTGAAAACAGAATTGGAGGGACACAAATGAAATTTGTAATTCCGTTTTCCCCGGTTACCAAAAAGAATTCCCAACAGATCTGCATAAACCGAAAAACCGGGAAAAGGTTTATTTCGCAGTCCGAACAGTACAAAGCATACGAGCGTGCCTCCTGCTTAGCTCTGAATGGCTCATATCGTAAAAATATTGATTTTCCGATAAAACTTTAGCCGCTACATTTTTCATGCCAACACAGAGGCGCGTAGACCTTGTAAACCTCATTGAGGCATTACAGGATGTTTTGGTTAAAGCCGGAGTGCTTGCAGATGACAATTCCAGCATTGTTGTGAGTACGGATGGCAGCCGGGTAGCACTGGACAGGCGGAACCCTAGGACGGAAGTTGAGATTACGCCGCTATGAAACAGTATAACAAGCAATACACAACGGTTTGCTATCACTGCCATAGGGAATACCCGCCGTGCGAAATGCGGATATGTCCAGTGAAACAAAAGTCCATATGCCGGTATTGCTGCATGAAGTGCGGAAAGCATACTGAAATTGATACCGGAATCGGATGCAAGATGATTGGAGAGAAGAAATGAGTGATTTAGAGCATACAGCAATAAAACGGCTGCAACTTGCTGCGAAAATGTCACAGCAGTATTACCAGAAGCCTTTGCTAATTTGTAATTCAGGTGGAAAAGACTCTCTCGTACTGCTTGCCCTTGCCAAAGCGGCTGGGATTAAATATGAGGTGGTGCATAGCCACACAACGGCTGACGCACCGGAAACTGTAAGATATGTGCGCAGACAGATGCACGAGCTTGAATGCGCGGGAGTTAAAACTGAAATTCACTATCCAGTTTACAAAGGCAAGCGTACTTCCATGTGGGCGCTGATTCCACAGAAGCTGATGCCTCCTACACGTTTTGCAAGATATTGTTGCAAAATCTTGAAAGAAACGACCGAGAACCACTGCTATATTGCTA